CAGAGGTAGCGCGGACTTCGCGGCGGTAGACGTCGCGCAGCTTGAGCAGGTCTGGAATGGAGATGTACTGCATCTGCCGGTCGCCAATCTGGTAGCTGGCGACGGCCGGATCATGGTTTTCAATCCAGGCTTCGAGCGCGGCGAGCGTCTTTTCGGCGTGCGTTCTGGCGTCGAGCCCGCCGACGGCAGCGGCGAAGCTGGCGACAATGGCAAGCGTCCCGGTGTTCGTCGTGTAGACCTTGCCGGCGAGAGTAGCGCGCTCCTGCCATGAATAGGTGCCAGCAGACCATCCGGCCGTGGTGGCTGCATCGACTTCAATCAGGTGATCGGCGCCTGATGCCGCTGCGGTGATGGCAATCTGCGTCCCGGCCTTGACGAGGACGTATGAAAGCACCCAGCCATCGGACGCCGGATAGTCAGCCAGCGAGCGCAGCCAGGTGGCAGTGTCGCCAGCGCGCAGGCTAGCGGGTACGGCGGTCGGTACGGTATGAGCCATGCCGCGGTTTTACGCGGCCGGCGTCAACTCAGTAAGGCGGCGCGGTTGACGTTGAATCATAGAATCCGGTAGACGGCCTGCCTCGACAGTCCGAATCGTTCAGCCACGGCCGGGACGGATGCGCCGGAAGCGAGCGCCTGGCGGATAGCGTCATGCCGGGCCATGCAATCGAGCGCGGCGGTGCTGCCGATGTAATGCCGGTCGCCGCCTTGCTCCTGCCTGATGCGTCGCTCCAGCGGGGAGAGGGATTGCCGATCGATGCCCATTTCTGCGGCGACCATGTCGAGCGCGAAGCTCAGGAAATCAGACGGGGCGCGCATTGCTTACCATCCTACCATGACGACGGGCTTTCTTGCGGCGGCTGCGGGGGCTCTGCGCGGCTGCTCTGGCGTCTTTGTGTTGGCCGGCTTGGCGGCCGGCAGCTCTCCTGCCAGTCGGTGAGCGACGAGGCAGAGCAGCAGGCAGTCAAGAGCCTCGTTTCGCGGGCGAATCTGCACCCATTCAGCTACCGGGCGTCCGTTCCTGATTTTGGTGCGTAGCTCTTCTGCGGCGAGCTGAAGGAAGTACTCGTCATCAAAGACGTTATCAGCAGGGAAGTGAAAATATCCCGGCCCTGACTTCGGCAGTTTGAGGCGAGCGTAGATGATGGATTTTCCCTGATCGACTCCAATAGGCTCGACGGGCTGCCCTCGCTTGCGTTTTCGGCGAAGGCGCTGCCGGCGCTTTAGGTCGTCATCAATCAGAGTGCGGCCGCGGCCGGATATGCCCTTGGTCGCTGTCGCCCATGGGTATCGGTCACAGAATGCGACGGCATAAGACGTGTTGTATCCACTGTCGATTGCCGCCCGAGTCACGCCAGCATCCGACAGCGCGGCGTGCAGGTCTTCCCATGTTGATGCGGATGTGGTGTCGCCAGGGATGATGATGTGATCAAGCACCCAACATTCCTCGCCCGTGCTGAAGCCTGCAACAGTGGCTTCAAGGCGGTCTTTCTGGACGTCGACGCCAGCCACCACGCGCAACGGGCGGACTTTGACGCGGATTTCCTCTGCATCCCAGCACTCCACGCGCGTCTGCAGCGTGTTGGCGTCGGCGCCGTCGCCTTCCTCTCGCCAGACTTCGCCCAAGTAGGTATTGATGAAAGCCTTCAGTGCCGAGGAGTCCATTTGAGCATCCACCCATTTCTGGCAGATTTGCAGCCATGTGAGCCCGAGCCCAACAGGCGAGTACAGCGCATTTATGTGGTAGCCGCGGGTCGCTTTGACGTGCGGACGCTGAGCAATCCAGCGGCCGGCGGCGAGCATGGCCGGCTTGCTGCCTTCGCGGATTTCGGCCCCGCAGTCGGTGCAGACGTACCAGGCGTCGACGACGACCTTTTGCTCTGTCGCTGCGTCGGTGGCCTTGCCGTCGGAGTGGTCGACAATCTCTATCCGGTATCGCATCGTTTCCGGGGACCAGATCAGCGGCTGATGGGTGCCACAGTGCGGGCAAGGGACGTGATAGCGGCGGCGATCTGAACGCAGATACGCCTGAAAGATGCGGCTCTCGCCTTCGTTCGTCGGTGTCGAAATCAGAAAAGTCTTCGCCCGCGAGAATGTTCGCTGGCGGTTCTCGATCAGCGTCATGGGATCGCCCTCGCCGCCGACGTCCCACTTGTACGCGTCGACCTCGTCGCAGATTACGTAAGGCAGGTGATCGGAGCGCAGGCTGTCGGCGGAGTTGGCTCCGGCCTTGATCAGCCTGCAGTTGGCGCCGTATTCGAGGATGTCTGCCCGGTTGGCGGCGTTGCGTGACGCGCGAGTGACAAGCTCCTTCAGGCCAGCGTTTTCGTCAATCAGTTTCGACAACCGCGGGTTGAATGAGCGGTCCCGAAGCTCTAGCGACGGCACGACTTGCAGCAGGTCGCGGTTGCCGAGGTGCTGCATGACGTACTGAATCCAGCAGAACATCGCCTCGGTGCCGCCCACCCCTGCCGACTTGCAGAAGACGACGGTACGCACCGGCGAATGCTCGCTGAGGTCGTCCATGATGTCGCGCAGGTACGGGGTGAGCGAGGTCCGCCACTGACCTGGCGCATTGGTGCCGGCTGAAATCCAGCGGTGCCGGTCGGCGAACTGCGACACGGTAAGCAAGTCGCGCGGCTTGGCGCCTCGGGCGAACTTGGTGCCGAACTCCGGCAGGGCTGCCGTGGTTGCTGCTGCCTTCGCGGCGATGGTTGCCAGCAGATCGTGGGCGGCTTCCGACAGCAGGTAGTGGACGCGCGTTTCCTCGGTCTCTCCGGCGATCAGTGCGGCAAAGCGGGCCGGGAGGTCGTCAAGCGAATCGGCGATCAGCCGGCGAACAGCCGCCGATACAGCGTGCAGGTCTTCGGCGCGGCGAGTCTGTGCGAGCGCTTCAGTGAATTTGCGCTGCGCCTCGGTCGCCTTTAGGCGAGCGCGTTCGGTCTGTAGTTCGGTGATCGTCGGGGATTGCGTCATGCTCCTTCGATCACCGTGCAGATGCGAGTGCTTTGGCCAGCGATGCCTCAAAGTTCGCCGGCCAGACGCGGGCAACGGTTCGCGAGCCGATGGCATCAAGGTCGTATTGTCGCTGATACGTACCGGGCGCGGAGAAGTGAAACCACGGCTCAATCGCGCTTGCAGATCCTGATGTGATCCTGCGATAGATGCCAAGCGCGAGATGCCTGGCAGCGATCGAGCCCGGAAGCACGACGAAGAAGCCGATGGCCTTCGCTTCCTTCGATTTGCCGACACGGCCGAACGTCTGCAGGTTGCGGCGATACGCCGACAGGATGCCCAACATCTCCTTGATGGCCGCCTGCCGAGGGTTGCCGCGTTGATCGAGCGGAGCCCGGGCCCCTGGCGCAAGCTGCATCGATGTGGGCATCAGCCCGCGGCCTTTAAGCCAGCCCTCCAGCCGCTTAAATCGGCGCGTTCCGCCGTGGAACAGGTGGGCAATGGCCTGTTCGTATGGTGTTCCTCCTGATGGCGCGTCGGTCCTCAATCCGACCTCGGCCGTCAACGTCGCCTTGGTGGCAGCCTTGACGGAAAACGAGCGCAGCGTGTAAGGCGTAGCGCCTCCTTTCACGCCGGCAGCGAGTGCGCGCTTGATGTCGGCGTGCACAGAGTGAGCGGTGACGGTGAGTGCTCTCGCGGCTGCGAACGGAATCTGGCTTGCCTGCTTGCCGAGGCTGGCCTGCAGGGCTTCCATGCCTTCGATTTTGACGGTGATCATTTCGTCTTTGCGCTTTCTCTCAGTGCCCGAATCGAGCGGACAAACTGTTTCGTCATCAGCCGGCGGATGCTCGTCGTTTCCGCCTTGATCAGTTCGACCCGGGCGGCGTTCGTGTGGGCGAGCGTCAGGCGGGCGGCCGTGGTGTCGACCAATCGTTCCAGCGATGCGCGCAGAGTTGCCCCGAGCGCGCCTGCATGGCTGCCGATGTCTGCCACCGGGAAGCGCTCGCCGGTTCGCAGTGCAATATCGAGCTTGGCCGTGTTGATTGCGGCGATCAGCTCGACCTTGCGATAGTGGGCGATGCCCGGGCCGTCGTCTTCGGCTGAATCTGAAACGTCTGTAATCGCGTTGTGCGGCGTTTTCGTTGCGGCAGGCTGTGAAGCTATTGCCGCGGCCCTGTTTGCGGCGTGGCGTGCGGCTACGTCAGGCCTTGTGCCCGGTTTTGTGGATTCCCAGCGGCGCAAACTGTCGGCGATGTGCAATTTGCCGTCGGAAAGGATGAGACGGCCGGTTTTGACGGCCTTGCCAATCGTGACGCCGCTTACTCCGATCCGTCGAGCAAATGCGGTTTGGTTCTCATACACTTTTCTAGCGCACCTATAAAAAACGCTTATACCCTAGCGGTAAGCAATGCGAGCACCGTCTGATTTCCTGAGCTTTGCGCTCGATATGGTCGCCGCAGAAATGGGCATCGATCGGCAATCTCTCTCTCCGCTGGAGCGCCGCATCAGGCAGGAGCAAGG